GTGCTAATCCTATTATGCAAAGAATTAAACCTGTACTTGAATCTAATATACAAGAACATTCTGTAATGAAGTATCAGGAACAAATGAATGGTGTTACAAATCAAATGATGCAACAAGCACCACCTGAACAAGCTCAACAACCACAATCAGTTGAGATGGCAATGGCACAGGCTGCACAACAAGTCATGCAAGCCAATCAACAGCCACCACCTCCTTCACCAGAACAACAGCTTGTTATGCTTGAGCAAGAGAAGGTTAAACTACAGCAACAGAAACTACAATCAGATACTGCTGTTACTGCTGCTGAACTTGAACTTAAAACAAAAGAACTTGAGCTTAAAGAGAATGAACAGATACTTGATATGATTGAGTCTGGTGCTTCTGATAACTTTAAACGTGAGAAGGCTGAAGCAGATAGAGAATCCAAGAAAGAAATTACAGCAATGAATAATCTTGGTAAACTTAAAGTTGAAGAACTAAAAGATGATAAAGATATAGAGAATACTAAACTTAATACATTGTCACGTATGGCAGTTGAAGAAATGAAAAAAGGAGAAGACTAATGATGAAGAAAGGTAAGGGTTATCCAGAACACGTAAAAGTTAATTCTAAAGGTTTTGGTAATCCATTTAAACAAGGTGTTTGGGGTGGACGCAGTATGCGTAGTTCTCTAAATGAATGGGATAAGGAATCTTATGAAATGCCTAATCCTAAAAAAGGCACTAGGAAAGCGTCACTGTAATCCCAATGGAAATTTGGGATGAAGTTGTCCAAGAGTTTAATCAAGAAATTGAAAGATTGAAAGCATCTTTGGGCGACGGTGCTGCAGAAGACTTTGCTCACTACAGACAGCTTGTAGGTTCTATACAAGGTTTAGATTGGGCAAGGACAAACTTAACAGAGATTATTAAAAAAAGGATGTATGAAGAGGATTAAATGAGACAGGTACAAATGGGTAATGCCCTGAAAAACGATGAGTGGATTGATATTGAAGATGAAGTTAGTGATCCTACTAATCTTCCAGAACTACCGGGTTTTCATGTATTAGTAAGGCCCGTATCAGTAAAGAGTAAAACAAAAGGTGGTATCTTTATTCCTGATTCTACCAAGGATGACATGAGTTATCTTACGACTGTAGGTAAGGTAATTGCATTGGGCGAACTGGCTTACAAAGATGTGGATAAGTTTCCCAATGGAGGATGGTGTAACGTAGGAGACTACGTATGCTATGGTAAACATGCAGGTACGAAACTATATTATCAGAATGTTAAGCTTCTACTTTTATTTGATGATCAGGTAATTATGCGGGTAAGTGACCCAAAAGACCTTGATCCTACATTTAATTTAGCAAAACATTAATATTAATTTGCATTGAAGCATAAAGTATGGTATAATAGTATAACAATTAATTTTACGTAAGGCGTTTGTCTCGTAAGCAACGGAGAGTAATATGGCAGAAAAAGATGATTGGGGAACTGTAGAAGTACCTAATACAGAAGATAAAGTAGAATATGAGATTGAAGAAAAGGAAGAAGTTGTAGCTAAACCAGAAGCTAAAGAAGAGGAAGTCAATAACGACGAGCCTAAAGAACTTGAAGGAATTGAAACTGATGGTGCAGCAAAAAGAATTAGACAGCTTGTTAAACAAAGAAAAGAAAAAGAAAATCAAGTAGAGGCTTTACTTAGACAAAATCAAGAATTAAATACTAGATTAGAAAATAAAAATAACGAAGTAACTAATATAAGTAGACATACTCTTGATCTTTCAGAGAAACAACTGACAGATAAGATAGCACTAGCAAGAGAAGTTTACTTAGAAGCATTTGATGAAGGAGAAAAAGAAAAACTTCTCAATGCTCAAGAGATGTTAAATGAAGCTCAAAATGATTTAAAACAAGTTACCAGTGCTAAAGCTAATTATGAACGTCAAGTTCAACAGCCTGTCGCTCAACCAGTGCAACAGCAACAACAAGTAGCACAACCAGCTACTGATCCCAAGGCAGAAGAATGGGCAACATCTAATGATTGGTTTGGCAAAGATAATATTATGACGGCTGCAGCACTTGCGATAGATGCAGAATTAAAGAATGAAGGTTATGATCCTAATGATAGTGAATTTTATCAAGAAATTGATAACAGAATCAAAAACACTTTTCCACAAAAGTTTGGAGAAGTTGAAGAACGTGTGCAGGAAAGTACGTCAACACCTGCTCAAGTGGTATCGGGGAGTTCTCGCTCCTCTCCGAGTTCTAAAGGCAAAGTTAAGCTCACGCAAGAAGACATGAGATTAGCTGAGAAATGGAATATACCAATTGAAACGTATGCTGCCCAGAAGCTTAAAGTTACACAAGCTGATGGTGAGTATACAACTATTAAATAGTAGCGTGGGAGAATACAATGAATACAACACGAAATGAAACACGTAGTGACAACTTGAGAGAACAGAATTTAAGAGAAGAAGAATGGACCTTTGAGGAACCCGATGCCCTCGCCATACCAGATGTGGTACAAGCACGTTTTGACAATGAAGGCATGGCCCTTCGTTGGATACGTATATCGTTAAAAGGTCAAGATGACATCACGAATGTTGGTAAGAAACAACAAACGGGATGGGTCTTCGTAACTCCTGATGAAGTTCCTGAAATGGCTGTTACATCCTTCGTAAGGGAAGAGGGCCGATACCTTGGTACAGTCTGTCGTGGAGACTTAGCTTTGGCTAAAATGCCAGCAGGAAAGGTAAACGCTAGGAGAAAGCACTATGAGAATAAAGCGAATGACATGATGGATGCTGTAAACGCACAACTTATGAAAAACTCTGACTCTCGTATGCCTATCTCTAATACAAGTAAATCAGTAACAACACGAGGAAGGCGACCTTCTTTTCAGAATTAGTCTTCTTCATAAATAAGGAGATGAAACAATGTCTACTACTAAAGCATTTCGTGGTTTCATTCCTGCTCGTAAAAAGGGTGGCGGCTACAATAACGAAGCCGTGACTGACATGATTACGTTGACTTCAACTGGTCAAGCTCAGTCTCCCTCGAACAACATTTTCACAGGCGATCCCGTAGTAATGCCGGGTGCAAACTTTGCAACTATTTCGCCTTACATTGCAGCTACTCTTAAATCCTCCGGGGTTTTCATGGGTTGTCAATATGTAGAAAATGGCGAGCAAAAGTTCTCACGTTATTGGAACGGGGGAGTAAGTGCCACGGATATTAAATTCTTTGTAATAACTGATCCAGATCAGACTTATTACATTCAAGCCTCTTTGTCGCTCTCTGCGGCTGAGTTGGCAATTGTTAAAAACTACAATGTAACTGTTAGTTCTACAGCTTCGTCAGGTAGTACGGTAACTGGTCAGTCCAGTTATTATCTTGATGGTGCTTCTGGAACTGAAGCTACAGCGGCTGTACGAGTTATTGGTAAAGCTAAGTATCCTGATGAAAAGGATTCCGATGCTTATCCAATCGTCGAGTGTTGGATCAACCAACATCGTGATCGCTACGTAACAGCTACGGCATCAACGGCTTAATAGGGAGGATTTATTATGGCTATTAATAGAGCTAGTATTAGCAAAGAACTCCTTCCCGGCCTAAATGCTGTATTCGGAATGGAGTATGGAGAGGTGAACAATGAGCATGAGCCTCTCTTTGAAGTAGAAAACTCAGATCGTGCCTTTGAAGAAGAAGTACTCTTCACGGGTTTCGGTACTGCACCAACTAAGGGTGAAGGTGCTTCTGTTTCTTATGATGACGCACAGGAAAGCTACACGGCCCGTTATACGGCTGAGACTGTGGCTCTTGCCTTTGCTGTCACCGAAGAAGCAATGGAAGATAACCTGTATGATACGTTTGCTAAACTTCGTGCGAAAGGTCTTGCACGAGCAATGGCAAATACCAAACAGGTGAAAGCTGCAAACATCTACAACAATGGTTTCTCTGATACCATTGGTGACGGTGCTGCATTCTTCTCTGCGGCTCATCCGACGATTTCTGATGGTAATCAGTCCAACCTTTTGGCTGCGTCTGACCTATCGGAAGCAACTCTTGAAACTGCACTAACCACTGCCCAGAAGATCAAAGATGATCGTGGTATTCTGATCGGTGCTTCTGTAGTTTCTTTGCACATCCCCGTTGACTATTGGGCCGTTGCTGACAAGGTACTCAGCAGCCCCGGTAACACTGGAACAAGTGCTGCACAAGCCAACCCTAACACGAATGCTATCAACGCTATTCGTAACATGGGTATGGTGCCAGAAGGCTACTACATTAACCGTCGCTTCACTGATACTGATGCGTGGTTTGTGAAGACTGACGTGCCGAATGGAACAAAGATGTTTGTTCGTTCTCCACTTCAGACTAAAATGGAGCCTGATTTCGATACTGGAAACCTTCGTTTCAAAGCCCGTGAGCGTTATAGCTTCGGTGTCTCTGATTGGCGTGGGTGGTTCGGTTCCGCTGGCTAATGTAACAGTAGAGAGGGGTAGTGTAATGCTACTCCTCTCATACTTATAAGGGAGTTATTATGACAACAAATATTAAAGTCGGGATTGCAACAGCAGATGCAGTTCTTACATATGTAGAAGATGATACGACTGTAGGTAGTAATGGTACAGGGGATAACCCTACGCCATCAACCACTCGTATCTTGGCTGTACACGCATTGGCTACAACTGCTGGTTCTTACTCAATCAAAGGACAAAGGCAGATTACCAATAAGACAGCAGAAGGTACTGCAATTAAATTTCAAGTAGCTGCCAATGAAGCAACTGACATTTACATGGGGGAACTTGGAGTTCCTGTCTATGGTGTTGTCAGTGTATCTGGTCCTACTGATGGGTGTGTCTTGACAGCATTTGTGGGCTAATCATGGCTACGTATTCTGATTTAAGAACAGCCCTCATTAATACAACTGAGAATGATGGCACTGAGTTTACTGCTGAAATACCTAATTTCATTAGTAGGGCAGAGCTACGTCTAACCAAAGATATTGATGATGTTGGCTTGGATGAGTATTCAGCCATTACGCTTACGGCTAGTAATGCGGTTGTATCTCTAGGAGACAGGGTACGTATAGTACGTAATGTACATTTTACTACAAGTGCTTCCAGCATTAAGACTAATCTATTACAAAGAACAATTGAATATTGTAATGACTACTGGCCCGTAAGTGCTTCTACAGGTACACCTCGTTACTATGCACGTAAGAATAATACTTCTATATTTATCGTGCCAACTCCTGTATCTACATTGACAGGAGAAATACAAACAGTTTCACAACCACTACCATTGGCTTCTGCTACAGGAACAAGCGTTACGACACAGAATTACTTTAGTAATTATTGTTATGATGCTTTATTCTATGCTGCAATGATGGAAGCTACGATGTACATGAAAGATTGGAATACACTTACTGCATGGCAATCACAATATCAAGCAGCAGTTACCACACTTAGAAACCAAGCTAGAAGGACACGACAAGATGATATGGCAGTTGCTGCATCACCTGCTGGTGGTCCTGATACTTTACAACAGGGAACACCATAATGTCAGATAAATTAAAAAAATCAAAACAACATAGTATTTATAATCTTTTAGAAGGAAAAAAAAGAGATCTTTCAAAAATTAAAGTAAGTCCTAGTGAAGATGTTCCTATTATAAAAAAACCTGAAAAAAAAGGTACTTTAAATCCTAAAAGTATTAATTCTAATACTCCTATGGTAAATTCATCAGGACAAATAGTAGGATACGGTCCTGAAAAAAAAATGGGTGGTGGTAAAGTAAAGGGTTATAAAAAAGGTGGACCTATTACTTATCGTATGACAGGTGGTCAGGTAGTCGGTAATAGTTATGATTAATAGGTCTAGTGCAAAGCAACAGATCATGAAGTCACCCAAGAAACGTAAACCAAAGCTAGGAAGTGGAGCTAGATTCAAAGCTCTAAAAACACAACTAAAGAAACGTGGAGCAAAAAATCCTAAAGCTCTTGCTGCATTTATAGGCCGTAAAAAATATGGTCCTAAGAAAATGGCAGCAATGGCTAAGAAAGGTAGAAAGAGGAGATCATAATGGATAAGAAAACAGTAGCAGTTGTAGAACAACCTACCAAAGTAGAAGTTGTACCAGCACAAGAAGATAGTATGTTGGGTATCAGTATAGCAATCATTGGTGTTATTGCAATAGGTGCTTGGTATTTCTACAGAAAATATACTAAGGGAGAGTAAGATGGCAGGACCACATACACTAATAGATCGTAGCATTCCACTAGATCAGATAGTAGGGAAACCTACTGGACAAGGGTTTGGTGCTGCACGTAAAGGACCGTCTGTAACAGGCAAGCCTCAAGATGTTGTAGTTGAAGAAGACTATGAACAAGGTAAAGGCTTTAAAGTAGAGGATTAAGCATGGCACTTAAATCTACTAAACCTAAAAGGCGTCCTTTTGATTATAAGAAAAAAGAAATACTATCTAAAGGTAGAAATCAAGCAAAATTAAAAGTACCAGATATAGGTAAAGTTCGTACAGGTTCTGCTCCTAAGTTTAGAAAAAGAAATCAAGGTGATGCTATAGCTGACTTTGGAAAAGCAATAGCTGGTGCGGCAGGTAAGAAAAAGAAAATGCCCGGTCTTGATAATAAAATTTTTAAAAGTGTCACTGGAGATATAGTAGGAACTGAAGAAGCTTTTGCAGATGCTGAGATACCCCTTGAGAATTATATAGAAGGATATGATTTAAAAAAAGGTGGTAGCATTAAAAAGAAGATGAAGAAAACTAAATCAAAGAAACGTATTTGTCTTCGTGGTCAAGGAGCAGCACTCAGAGGATTTTAATGGTTGATGAAGATTTTGTAAAACGATATAGAGAGTCTGTAGATTTAGGTGAAGATGATTATAGTTTAATAGATGAGAGTTGTATCAGACCTGTTAAAAAAGATTACACATATTGGGATGATTATTGGGAAGCACTCGTAAATTATTTAAAAGAAAAGTATAAGTATACATATGGCAGTCAAAAGAAAAAAAAGTAATATGAAAGATTAAAATGGCTAGAGGACGTATTAATATACCACTTAATTATATGCCACCTGCTGAAGCAAGACAAGAGGTAGTGGAACCTACTTTACCTGCAAGAAAATTACCAGAGGTAGGACTTCAAAGTTTAGAAGGAGCAGCAAGTGTTGTTAAACCTATTGCAGAAA